TGCCCATAAATAAAAATACCGTGTGGAGGAAGAAAAGTGGCTAACAGTCCTGTGCCTGATCAGAGTGCTGATTTCATTAAATCGGGGATGGTGCTAATAACCGACCCTCGCAGTGATAAATACCTTCATAAGGTGAATCGTAATGTCCGCCCACCTGAGAGACAAAAGAAAAAAGAGGGTTAAATGCCTGCTTACAGATTTAGATCAGACCAATACGTCAGTAGAGGATTTAAGGATTTAGCAATTTCCTTTAATGCCAATCCCTCTACTGACGATTTTGGTGCTGTGAAGAATGAGAGAGCAATCAATCAATCTGTAAGAAATTTGTTATTGACTATATTAGGTGAAAGACCATTTCAACCCAACATCGGGAGTAGGGTGAAAGGTCTTCTTTTTGAGCCATGGGATCCATTCTCTAAAGATGCGATCAAAACTGAGATTAAAGATTGTCTCGCAAGACTTGAGCCACGAATCACTGTCCAAGATGTCCGCATTCGTGACAACAGCGATCTGAATGAAATTCAAGTTGAGCTCGAATATAAGATTACGGGTGAGAATACTACCCAAGAAGTAACATTCCTCTTAGAGAAGACCTGAAATGGCAGCTATCCCATCACAATTAACATCTCTAGACTTCTTTGAGATTAAGGAGTCTATTAAGTCCTACCTTCGTACTCGTAAAGAGTTTACTGACTACGACTTTGAGGGTAGTGCTGCGTCGTATCTGATTGATATCCTCGCTTATAACACATATTATACCGCATTCAACGCAAACATGGCGCTGAATGAGGCATTTCTTGAGACTGCTACGGTTAGAGATAACGTTGTCCGCATTGCAAAGCAGTTAAATTACACTCCTAGGTCAATTAAAGCGCCCAGAGCGTGCGTAACTATCCGCGTCCAGACACAAGTGTCGCTGAATGGCACTACATATCCTGAATTCTGCACTCTAAGAGCGGGAGATGTGTTTGTTGCCCGCAACTTTAATGACACATACACTTTCTGTGTGACTCGTGACCTCCAAACTACCGTAGATCCCGCAACTGGTATCGCGACGTTTGACCCTGTGCTCGTTTATCAGGGTAACTTGCTCAAGTATAACTACACAGTTGACTATACGAAGAAGCAAGACTACGTTATCCCCACTGAAGATGTAGACACTCAGTTGGTTTACGTCGATATCTCTCCTAACGCGCAGTCACAGGAGATTGACACATATAATCTTGCTGCAAACGTTACTACACTCAACAGCACCTCTCGTGTTTACTTCCTTGAGGAGACTGATGACCTTAGATACCGCCTCGTCTTTGGTGATGGCGTCCTTGGACGTAAATTGATCGATGGTGAATACATTAGATTGTCATATGTGACCACTTTTGGTGAAGAAGCAAACGGTTGTAAGGATTTTGCCTTCATTGGCACCATCAAAGACAGTGATGGTCGCGCAATCGCTCCTGCAAACATCGCAGTTGTTACTAGAGAGTCTGCTGCAGACGGAGAAGCACGCGAAAGTGCGCTATCAGTCAAGTTTAGAGCGCCAAGATCCTTCTCTACCCAAAACAGAGCGGTAACGGAAACAGATTATGAGCATATCGTCTCAGAGATCTATCCTCAGGCAGCATCTGTGACCGCATACGGTGGTGAAAAACTATCTCCACCCATTTACGGTAAAGTTTACGTTGCTATTCGTCCAAAAACAGGAAACAAACTGAATGAGACGACAAAAGCAAAGATTAAAAATGATTTGAAGCGTTATACGGTTGCATCAATCGATCCTGTGATCATTGATCCTACTATTTTCTACGTTATCCCCAAATCTTACGTTTACTACGACGGAAACAACACTAATAAGAGTGGTGCTCAACTCGGAAGTGACGTTTTGCGTAATATTGACCAATTTAACAAGAATGGTCAGAATAATCGCTTCGGTGGTCGTATTGATACATCGAAATACAACACGATGGTCGATAATAGTGATCCTGCGATCTCTGGCACGGTTACTCAGATGACTATTGGTCAAAATCTTGACCAATTTGAGTTTGGTAGCGTATTTACTCAATGTCTTGACTTTGGAAACCCACTTTACAATCCTGGCGACTATTCTGGCACCCCAGAAGGTGGAAATACATGTAGCACTGACTCAGATTGTCCAGAAGGTCAAATTTGTAAGGATGGTAAGTGTGTAGACGAGGGAGATAGCGGCACTTGTGCTCCTTCCTTCTCTGTAGTCAAATCTGGCACCTTCTATGCAACAGGATACAGCGAAGATCTTGTTAATTTGACTATGGCAGGTAGTGGCACAAATGCTACCACTGCTGTTTCGTCTTCTAACTCCATTACTGGTGAAAATCAAGTTTTGGTGCCTGTAAACATTAGAGATGACGGTAAAGGCAATCTTATTCTTGTTACCAAAAGAGATGAGGTTGAAGTAACGTTAAATAACTCAGTTGGTAGCGTTGACTACGGTAGCGGACAAGTTTGTGTTGGTCCTATTGCGATCCAAGGCACTCCTGACGATACTACCCGTCTTCCCATTCAAGTATTGCCTTATGGTGGATCTATTAACATTCCACCTGGCGTTGATCCCACATTGTTTGATGTTGAAGCGTTTCCAATCGATTGGAAAACCAACGACATCTCAATCCCCAACTTCGATCCCAACAACTTCAATGGTTATAACTTCGGTGATCCAAGCGGAATAAATATCATTGATTATCCTTCGGATACCTTCACATATCCAGTAGATTCCTCCTGTTTCTGAGATAGATGCCTACAAAAAATATCAATATTTCGGATAGAGTTGAAAATCAACTCCCTGAGTTTATCAGGGAGGAAGATCGACAATTTGTTGACTTTCTCTTCCAATACTACAAGTCTCAAGAAAAAACAGGTCGTCCTTACGACATTCTGAATAATCTTCTGACTTATTTGGATCTTGACAGTTATACGTCTGACGAACTGTCTAGAGATACTCTTCTGCTGAATGATATTGGGCTGAACGATAAAGATATTAAAATTGAATCGATTGATGGTTTCAAGGAGACCAATGGATCGATTATGATCGATAATGAAGTCATTTACTACGAGTCGGTGACTCGTGGTCCTGATGCCATCATTACACCAGGTGTTTCTCCTGCTCAATTCGATAAAAAGAAACAACAACTAGAAAATCCCTTCAGTTTGTTTGATGGGACTAGAAATACTTTCCCTCTCAACTTCCTAGGCACCCCAGTCCGTCCTCCTTCGGCAGAGCACCTTATCGTTATCACATATAACGATATGCTCATTCCTGGAGTTGATTATTTTGTTGAAGGCGATCAAATTCGCTTTCAAGTTGCTCCTCGTGCTAGATCTGGTGCTGACGACTCTCAGTTTACTGAAATTACATATCTGGTTGGGTATGCCGATCAAACGATCGTCACAACTGATGCTATCCCATACCAAGAGTATCAAGGTAAGAAAGAATATCCCCTCAGAGTAAATACTCAACCATATACGCCAACTTCGGCAATCGGTCTGATTATTAAGAAGAATAATCGCCAATTAGAGGCATATACCGATTATACCGTTTTTGAGAATCAAATTATCTTCAGATTCCCTCTGGGTGCTGCTGATACTATTCATGTACGCTCTGTTGAGTATATTGCACCTCAATTTGGATCTGGAGCATCTGCAGTTGTGTCTGTTGATGCAAATGGTCAAGTTGACCGTCTGATTCCTAAAACTGGTGGTAGTGGTTATAGATTAGACTTTGAGCCCAAGGTTGTCGTCCAGCATAACAATGGTGTTGGTGCAACTGCCAAAACTTTGGTTAGTGGTATCAAAGATATCACTCTAATTGATGGTGGACAAGGTTATACGTCATACAACCCTCCAATCGCCATTGTAGGCGCTCCTACAGGTGGCACACTGGCAAAAGTCGCTCTGACTGTAGATGATGAATCTGGTCAGGTCGATAGTCTGACTATTATGAATTCTGGTAGTGGATATGACTTTATCCCTGCTATTTCCTTTGTTAATCCTGGTGGTTGTAAAATTGGACAACCTACTATTGATAGTGAAGGTCGTGTAAACATCGATAGTATTGTTGTCGAAGAGCAAGGTCTCAACTACAGCAATCCTCCTATTGTCTATCTGGATGAAGCACCTGAAGGTGGTATCAATGCTCAGGCAATCTCCAGAATCAACCAAGACGGTCAAGTTTACGAGATCGTTATTACAAATAGAGGTAGAGGATATGTAACTCCACCTAGAGCAAGGATTATTCAACCTATCGGTGCTCAGGTGCTTGACGTTACTGTTGCGTCTGGTGCTGTTACTAACATCGAGATGTTGACAGGTGGTAGAGGTTATACCGACGCTCCTTCCGTTTACATCGTTGACGATAGAAAGGATCCCTATGGTGTGCCTATTGGTGGCACAGGTGCAACTGCTGCAGCAACTATCTTTAACGGTGAGATCACTGATATTAACATTACCAACTTCGGTACTGGATATTCTGAAACAGAGCCTCCTAAGATCTACATTGCTGAGCCTAAAGCAGCAAGAGCATCCGTTGCTGTTGGTTTCAATGAGCTGACTGGTTATGAAATCATTGAGGCAGGTAAAGGTTATTCACCTTCTGCATTCCTTGGATGTAGTCGTGGTGTATCTGGTGCTGTTGGATACGATAACCTACATAACGAGATCTATGCAGGTGAAGCAGCACTGCGTCAGTCTACTCACCCTGCTGCATCTACAGTTATTAACTTAGACTCTCTGTTTATCAGAGAAGTCTTTGATAAGTTTAGAAGACAATATCTTCCTACTATTGAGATTGATTATTCTTCAATCAATCCTGTCCAAGTAATTAAAAATATCAGTGACTTCTACATCAGTAAGGGCACTGAGCTTTCCACACAGTATCTGTTTAAGATCATGTTTGGTGAGCAGGTGGATATCTATTATCCTAGAGATGAGATCATCTCACCATCTGCTGCTACATGGGTTGTTGACACTGTGTTGCGTGCTGAGTTGATTGAGGGTGATCCTGCCAATCTGATTGACTCACAACTTACTCAGTATGCCGATCCTGTTGACCTTAGTGTCAAAAATGCACAGGCACTGATTGAAAACGTCATTACTATTATTGAAGGTAAGGACACTATCTACGAATTGGCAATCTCTGAAGAGACCTTGAGTGGTAGTTTTGTCATTCCTTATAAGACGACTCTAGTTGAGCCTTTGTCTACAGAGGGTCAAATTATTACCGTTGACTCCACGATTGGATGGCCAGAAAGAAACGGCACCATTCGTATCAACGATCAAGAGGTTGTCCAATATAAAGAGAAATCACTTAACCAGTTTATTGAATGCACCAGATCTAAAAATGGTGTTGTAGAGGATTGGGATCCTGGCACCATTGTCTTCTCTGATATCTTTGTATATGTCAATCAAGGCACTTCCGCCGAGTGTAAACTCAGAGTCCTTGGTATTGCAGAAGCAGGCACAACGATCCTGAATGATACTGGATCTTACTATCTGCAAGGTGATAAGCTGAAGGTTGCTAAACTCGGATCTTCTGCAATAGATGAGAGACTATCTTCATGGTTGTATAACGTTAAGAAACTAATTCAGGTTACTAGCGTTACTCCTGGTGGTGTTAATAACCAGACTGCAACTGTTGTCTGTAGTAACCCCCACGGTCTTCTGGTTTCTGATCAGGTGACGATCTATGGTGCTAACCCTGTTGTGTTTAACGGCACCTTTACAGTTACCTCTCGTATTGACGAATTCCAATTTACATATCAAATCAATACTCCCACAGAGATCATTCCTGAAGGTAATATCCTTCTTTCTGTGGACCTTAACAGAGGTAAGTCCAATGTTAATTCTATCAACAACGTTGTTAGTGAGTTTACAACAAATATCCAAAACTCCTTCTTTAATGATGACTATGTTTATGTTGCTTCCTCTGGTCTACCCAATTATAAGGTTGGTCCTTTCACTGGGTCGGCACTGATTCCTGGCAACCAGCGTAAACTGCTTAGATTCCCAAGACTTGTCCAAACTATCTCTGAGCGTCAAGATATTCAAGCAAATACCTCGATTGGTGCTTGGGTGAATGGTGTGTCTATCTGGGCATACAAGTCTGGTGAGTTTGTTAGATTTGGTCCTCTGACTGGCATCACTGTTGATAACAGTGGTCAGGATTATGATGCAGGATCTAAACCTGCTCTTGAAATTACTGGTGGTGGCGGCACAGGTGCTGCTGGTGAAGTTGTTGTTAATGGTAGTTTGACATCCTTTGTTGTTACCAATCAAGGTAGTGGATATACAGAATCTCCTTTGGTCTCCATCGTTGGCGGTGGTGGTATTGGAGCAACCGCACAAGCTGTCGTAACTGGTGGTCGCGTCACCAGAATTCT